TTTTAGATTATGATAATTTTAATCCTGATGATTCTTTAAACGTTCAAATAATAATTACTATGCCTGAAATAACACCTCCATATAGTGTACAATATAAAAATGAATTTGAAACAAGATACAATAATATCACTCAAGCAACAAATGAATTAATTGAAGTACTAAGAACTGATGAAGAAGATGAAGAACTAGTATAAATAGTACAGAGGATTTAGATGCCAACAAGAGCTTTTTCAATAGAAGACGGAAATATTAATTCTGGTCAAATTATAACTTCGAAAACAAAAAATTCGAAAGATATTGATTTGACTTTTACTAAAAAGGCATCAGGCGACATATTTAAGAAAGAACATTCTGCTGCTGTTAAACAAGCTGTAAAAAATATATTATTAACTAATTTTGCTGAAAAACCTTTTTTACCTCGTTATGGTGGTAATTTAAATGCTTTGTTATTTGGTTTAAATACTGAATTTGATTCACAAGAAATTAAAGATCAAATAATACAAACAGTAAAAATATATGAACCTAGAGCTATTATATTAAATGTAGCTACAGAAATAAATGATGGTTCTCATGAAGTAAAAGTTACAGTAACATTTAAAGTTGTTAATACTAATGAAACAGTAACTACAGAATTAAATCTAACGAGGTTAAGGTAATGGCAACAACAATTAAATCAACACAATTAGATTTTGATACTATCAAAGGACGCTTAAAAGACTATTTAAAGCAACAAACGGAATTTGAAGATTATGATTTTGAAGCTTCTGGATTAAGTAACATATTAGATGTATTGGCATATAATACACATTTTAATGGTTTAACTGCCAATTTTGCATTAAACGAATCATTTATCAATACCGCGCAGTTAAGAAGTTCTGTAGTAGCCTTAGCAGAGGGTCTAGGTTATGTGCCTTCATCTTTTACTTCTTCGCAGGCTGCATTAAATTTAGCTGTACTTGTAAGTGGATCAGGTGATAGGCCTACTTCTATAACTTTGCCAAGAGGAACAACATTTTCGTCTTCAGTAGATGGTGTAGCATATACATTTCAAACTCGAGAAAATTTTTCTGGTACAGATGATGGCAATGGCACTTATCAATTTTTAAATGCCGATGGTGGTATAGGAATACCAGTTTTTGAAGGAACAGAAAAAACTAAAACATTTTTTGTTGGAGATACTACAGATACACAAATTTATGTTATACCAGACGCAACAATGGACACTAGTACTATTAGAGTAAGAGTGTTTCCTTCATCTTCTTCTACAACATTTACCACTTATTTAAATATTGTTGATGCAATTAGAATAACAAACACTTCAGCTTTTTATCAAATAAAAGAAACTCCAAATGGTTTTTATGAAATAATTTTTGGTGATGGTACATCTACGGGCGTTGCTCCTGTTGCCGGTAATAAAATTGTAATTGATTATTTGTCTACTGTTGGTAGTACTGCAAATGGCTGTACAACTTTTACAACAGAAGCTATAGTAACGGTTAATAATACTAATTATAATGTTACTACATCTACAGAATCTGCTTCAGCTGGCGGTTCTTTTAAAGAAAATATAGAGTCAATTAGACAAAACGCACCTATTGCTTTTTCATCGCAAAGAAGAATGGTTGTAGCAGAAGACTATAGAGCTTTAGTATTAGCAAAATTTGGCTCTTTTTTAGATGACGTTTTTGCTTATGGTGGCAATGATAGTGTGCCAAGAGAATATGGTAAAGTTTTTATTGGTCTTAAATTTAAAGATAATATAAGTTTAGATAGTCAACAAAATGTAAAAGATAGAATAAGAACTGAATTAACAGACAATCTTTCTATAATGTCAATTACAACAAACTTTGTTGATCCAATAACAACAAAAATGATTTTAACAACAACTTTTAATTTAGATCCCGATCTTACAAGCTTAACACCTCAAGGAATGGAAGCTCAGGTACAAAATACAATTAATAATTATTTTGCAACAAATTTAAAAAGATTTAATAAAGTTTTTAGAAGATCAAATCTATTAACACCTATAGATGCACTTGATGCAGCCATTTTAAATTCTAAGATGGATGTGCAACTAATGCAAGGTTTTATTCCAACTTTAAATACTTCATTACAATATAAAATAACTTTTCCAGTTACTATAGCGGCACCAGATAATTCAACTTTTATAGTAACAACAACAAACTTTACTTTTAATAATAGATTATGTTTTATTAGAAACAAATTAGGTTCTAATAAATTGCAAATTATAACAGTTGATGGTGATGTTGAAATTGACAATATTGGTTCGTATGATCAAGATACTGGTGTTGTAACGTTAGTTGGTTTTAAACCTAGTGGTTTTAGCGGTTCTCAAATTGATGTAAAAATTACTCCAGCTAATCAAAATACTGTAAGACCATTAAGAAATTTTATTTTAGACATTGATACAAGCTTATCAACATCAAGAGCAATATTAGATTTTCAAAATACACAGGTTAGTATTTAATGGCAATAGATTTTCAAAGTAAAAGAAGATTTAAAAATTTTCAAGTGAGAAAAGTAAGAGAAGCTTTACCTGAATATTTTACTAGTGAGTTTCCTACACTTGTTACATTTTTAGAAAAATATTATGAGTTTTTAGATTCTGCCGATGCCACTCATGCGTTTGATGGTGACTTAAAACAGCTATATGCAACAAAAGATATTGGAGAAATGCCATCTGATCTTATTAATACATATATACCCGAATTAGCAGGTGGTTTGGAAACAGCAGAAAATTTTAGTGATACAAGGTATGGATTAAGAAGGCTAGCTCAATTTTTAAGACAAAAAGGTACTAGATTTTCATTAGAAGAATTTTTTAGATTATTTTTCCAGCAAACAGCAGAAGTTGAATATGGAAAAGAATCTATGTTTATTATTGGAGATTCTGCTAGTACTGTAGGACCAGAATCTTTAAAATTTATACAAGACAATGCATTATACCAAACTTTTGGTTTAAAAATTGTTACAACTACCGACAATAGTAATTGGAATGCATTATATAAAAAATTTGTGCATCCAGCTGGTTTTTATTATGAAGGACAAGTTATATCAGATGCTGAAGGTATTTTAACTTTATCAGCGCCAATATCAATTGTAGATTCAGAACAACCTAGATATGTTGGTGAAGCTACAATAGGAGTAATTGCACCTTTTACACAACATACAAGTTTAATTACGTTAGGTGATTCAGAAGTTAGAGCTGATTTAACACAACTTATAAGCGATTATCAAAGTTTTACATTATCACAACTAAACGTTAGCTATCATAATGTTTATGAAATAGTGCATCCTAATTCATTTACGTTTGACGATAGCGATATAGGTGACAGTGCTGGTTCGGCAAGGCCCGATTTTTCATTATCAACTGAAACTATGGATAACGATATGTTCACAAGATATTTAAGTGATTCGAGTTTCTAGTATAAATAGACTTATTAGGATTTAAAAATGGCAAAAAGTAGTATAAGTATAGGTTCAGCAGCAAATGACGGTACAGGAGATACCTTAAGATCTGCAGGAACAAAAATAAATTCAAATTTTACAGAGTTATATAACGCCTTTGGAGACGGTTCATCATTGGCAGCTGGTATTAGTGCAACTGGCTCAACTATAACATTAACATCACCTGTCCTTGATACACCAATTATTGGTGTATCTTTAAATGATACAAATGGAAATGAATTTGTTAAATTTACTAGTACAAGTAGCGCTATTAATGAATTAACAATTGCAAATGGTGCTTCAAATGATGGACCTAGTTTATCAGCTACAGGAGTTGCAAGTAATTTAAATTTAACATTAACTTCAAAAGGAACAGGGTCTGTTGAAATAAGTAAGGCAGCATTTAGTTCAATTACAATGACTGCAGATGGTGCAGTAAATGCTACAAAAACTTTAATAATAGGAAATAAAGGTTCAACTTTAGCAGTTAGTTTAGCAAATGGCACAACTACTGGAGAATATAAAATTTTTATAAACAGAGGTGTAGGAGACATGGTAGTTACACCTTCTAACTTTGCTCAAGGAACATCATTTACTTTAGCTCAAAACGATGGATGTACATGTGTATGGGGTGGAACAGGTACAAACTGGTTTTTAGTTGGCAATCAAGGCGAAGTAACGATTACGACATAAGGAATAGAATATGGCAGCAATAATTACAGATCCATTTAAGAAAAGACTCACACAAACAATATTTGACGAGTCTAGACTTGGTAACGCAAGATATTACATTGGTGTTGGAAGATCAGAACAATGGAATGCAACAGAAACAGTTCCAGATCCTACTGATGCTCCTAGAACAATAAGAAACTTTAGAGCAGGACTGCAATCTATAAAATCTGCAACTGATGTGAGTTATGTTATTCCAAGGCACAATTGGACATCAGGTGGATTTTATGACGCATATGATGATAATTTTACTACTATTCCAACTAATAGTTATTATGTTTTAACTGAAGATAATCAAGTTTATATATGTCTACAGGCAGCAAAAAATAATGCTGGTACATCTATTCAGTCTACAGTAAAACCTACAGGTACTTCTTCAATACCTTTTAAAACAGCAGATGGATATGTATGGAAATTTTTATATACACTGAGCGCAGCAAATTCAAATAAATTTTTATCAGCTAATTTTGTACCTATTGAAAAAGTATTGGATTCTTCTGAGCTTGGTAGACCATTAACAGCATTAGAAGCACAACAAGATGTAGTTCAAAATGCTGCTGTTCCAGGTCAAATATTAGGAATAAAAATAACAACAGCAGGCACTGGTTACAATTCGGCACCAACAATTACTATAGTAGGTGATGGCGTAAGAGCTTCAGCAACAGCTCAAGTTAGTGGTGGTGCTATTACTAAAATAGAATTAGATTCAAGCACTGATAGTGGAATGACTATGGGTCAAGGATATAATTTTGCTAGTGTTACTATTTCTGGTGGTAATGGTGATGCAGTAGCTCGAGCTATAATTGGACCAAAAAATGGAATAGGCGCAGATCCTAGAGATGATTTAAAATCAACATCGCTAATGTTTAATACAAAACCAAGTGGAATTGAAGATAGTAATTTTATAATAGGACAAGATTTTAGACAAGTAGGTCTTATAAGAAATCCAAAGCAGCATACAGATTCTGCTACGGCGCTTGATTTTACTAATGCGTCAGGTAAAGTTTTAAACTTTTTAAAACTGCAAGCAACAGCTAATGCTGGATTTTTGGATGCAACTATAACTGGGGCAACTTCTGGTGCACAAGCTTTAGTTGATGAAGTTGATAGTGATAGACTTTATTTTCATCAAACAGAAGAAACTGGATTTAAAGCTTTTGTAGAAGGTGAAGCTATAACCGGTGGAGGTCAATCAGGCACTTTAGAAGCTAGTGGTGTTGATGCAGATTCTGATGCATTTACTACTGACGACGTTGATAAACTTGGCGGAGAAATAGTATATATAGAAAATAGATCACCAGTTACTCGTTCAGCAAACAGTACAGAAGACATAAAAGTTGTAATAACACTTTAAGGATTTAATATGGCCACAACATTATCAAAATCAGTATTTACAGATACATTTAAAGATGACTATTCTGATAGCGCAGGTTTTCATAGAATACTTTTTAATTCTGGAAAAGCTGTACAAGCTCGAGAATTAACTCAATTACAAACTATATTACAGGAACAAATATCCAGATTTGGTAATAATATTTTTAAAGAAGGTGCTGTAGTAAAGCCAGGTGGTGCAACTATAAATCAAAAATATGAATTTATTAGATTAAATACAAGCGCACCAAACGCTTCACTTCCTAATGATACATCTGTTTTATTAGGTACCACATTTACAGGAGGTGGTGTTTCTGCAAAAGTATTACAAGTAGTAGAAGCAGAAAATGGTGATCCTGATACATTATACGTTCAATATACAAATACTAGTTCTGCTGCTGCTGGTATCAATACTATTAGAATGCCTGCAGATACAGATATTAATAATGGTTCAATAACACTTAGAGTAGCACAAGATAATTTACCTAGTGAACCTGCGTGTGGTGTTGGATTGGTTGTAACATTATTATCTGGAATCTATTATGCCAGAGGACACTTTGTATTTACAGAAGATCAATCAAAAATAATATCAAAATATACAGATACTGCTACTACTAATATAGGATTTAAAGCGGTTGAATCAATTGTGAGTTCAATTGATGATAATACATTATTTGATAATCAAGGTGCAACTCCAAATTTAACTGCTCCAGGCGCAGATCGTTATAAAATAGCACTTACAATAGTAGAAGAAAGTGATGTTAATTCAGACGAAAATTTTATTCATATTGCAACCATTAAAGAAGGTGTAATATACAGTGCTGTTGAAGATAGAAATTCTTATAATATTCCAAATAAAGTTATTGCAGAAAGAATATATGAAAATTCTGGTAACTATTTTGTAAAACCGTTTACAGCAAAATTTAATTTAGATTCTGCAAATACTCATTTAAATTTAGAAGTTAGTGCTGGAACAGCAGTTGTAGATGGATATAGAGCAGCTAGATCTTTTCCAACAACTCTTAGAGTTGAAAAAGCAACTGATACTATAGTAATTGATAATGACGTAGTTGGCGTAGATTTTGGTAACTATGTGCTTGTAGATAATTCAACATTTCAAGATGCGGATGCAGTATCTAAAGGATTACCAAATATAAATGTATATGAACAGTTAAATTTAAGAAGCGCAGAAGCTTATGGCGGCAGTACTATTGGTACTGCAAGAGTAAAAGCTATTAATGAAGATGGAACTAAATTAAGATATCACCTATTTGATGTTCAAATGAATAGCGGCCAAGCTTTTAGAAATGTTAAAAGTATTGGAACTAGTGTAACAAATTATTTTGAACCTATATTAGAAAATTCTAAAGCTGTATTAAAAGAACCAAATCTTAATACATCATTGTTTCTTACACCAAGACCTAGACCACAATCTTTAAATGATATTTCTTTTACAGTTCAAAGACGTTTTTCTACAACTGCATCTGTTTCAGGCGTTGCAGCATTATCTCTTTCAGCTTTAGGGGAAACATTTGCAAATACTGGTGATTGGATTATAGCAACAGACAGCGATGTATTTTTAGATGCAACTATACCAAGTGGTACTGTTGGTAGTACAGCTGCTACGATATCAGGTTTGCCGGCAAGTGTACCTATTGAAGTACTTGCTTATGTAAATAAATCTCAAGCCTCAGTAAAAAATAAAACATTAACAACGCGTTCTATTAGTGTTGCTGTTGATTCAGATGGAAATGGAGAAAAATTTGTACCTCTTGGAAAAGCTGATATTTATGACGTATCAGAAATATTACAGGCAGGTGATAGTACAGTTGATTATTCAAATAGATTTACTCTTGACAATGGCCAAAGAGATAATCATTATGCACTTGGAAAGCTGTTACTTAAATCTGGTCAAACTGCGCCATCTACAAATGTTTTTGTCAATTATAGACATTTTGAACATGCAGCAGCAGGAGACTTTTTTGCAGTAAATTCTTATTCAGGATTAATTTCGTCTTTAGGTTACGATAAAGTTCCTTTTCATACTTTTAGTAATGGTATTAGAGCTAGATTATATAATTATTTAGATTTTAGATCAGTTGTTGATTCAAATGGAGAATTTGGTAATGCAGATACCGTCATTGAATTACCACAACCAGCTACATTGGTAAACGCAGATATTACGTATTATCAAGCAAAAGCAGCAAAGCTTGTTATTGATAGAGAAGGAATAATTAGACTTATTTTTGGTGCTTCTGGTTTTACACCTAGTATGCCAAATAAACCTGATGGAACTTTAGGCCTATATGATTTTGAATTTGGTCCTAATACTCTTAATGATTCTGATGTGCGTATGAAAAAAATAGAGCATAAACGTTTTACTATGAAAGATATCGGTTTTCTAGAAAAAAGACTTGATAAATTAGAAGAATTTGCAACATTAAGTGCTTTAGAAGTTGATACTAAACATTTTCAAGTTTTAGATTCTGCAGGAAATGATAGAACAAAATCTGGATTTATAGTTGATAATTTCACAGATCATACTTTTTCTGATTTAACTGGTAACGTTAGTGAATATAGAGCATCATTAGATCCAATCAACAATTTAATAAGACCTACTTTTACTGAAGATAATATAAGATTAATATATGATTCTGCAAGCTCTACTAACACTATTCGTAAAGGTGATAATGTTTATATGAAATATAGTGAAGAGCCATATATTAATCAAAGTCTTGCAAGTAAATCAATTAGAATTAATCCATTTAGCGTTGTAATTTATGAAGGAGTTACAACATTATCTCCAGCTTCAGATGAATGGCGAGATGTTGTTAAGGTTGCAGATAGAACCATAACCGGTGGTTCTAGATTAAGTACAACTCAAGCTTACAATTGGAACAATTGGTCTTGGAATTGGGGTGGAGTTCCTACTGAGCAATTAGTTGTTGGAAGTCAAACACAAAATATTTCCGGAACAGTAAATAGAATTGTTAGTGAAGAAACAGTTGTTGAATTTATTGAAGATAGAGTATTACAAACAGCGTTATTGCCTTTTATGAGATCAAGAAAAGTGTTTTTTAAAGCTGAAGGCTTAAGACCTAGTACTACCGTATTTCCATTTTTCGACGGAGTAAATGTATCAAGTTTTACAAAAAGTGAAACATTTCAATTTTATTCTGATGGAGATTCAGATTTTGGTAATACTTTAAAAGGTTTAACAGCGCATCCCGATGGAAGTTCTAATTTAGAAACTGATCCAAACGGTACAATAACTGGTTCATTTATTATACCAAATAATGATTCTTTAAAATTTAGAGTTGGAACAAGAGAATTTAAATTACTTGATATAAGTGTTGATAAAGAAATAGATGCAGCATGTATATCTAGAGCACCTTATTCCGCTACTGGTTATTTAGATACTGTTGAAAGTCAATATAGATCAACACGTGTATTAAATGTACAAGGGATAAGATTAAGAGACAACGCACAATATCAAGCATACAGCGATGGCGATGGTCCAGAACCTGGAAAAGGTACTACTATAAGTTCAGCTACACATATAGGTGGGGGAACGTTTAGTAATAGCGCTAATAATGGACTAAACGGTCATGAAACTGCTTCTAATCATGCAGCTGCCACACCAAATACTATGTATTCAAACGATGCACAAGCTTCAAACGATGGAGGTAAAATAGTATGTACTGAAATGTATAGACAAACTCAATTAGAAGACTGGGCTAAAGCTATGAAAGTTTGGTATATATATCAAAAAAAGTATTTAACGCCAATACATCAAGAAGGTTATCATTGGTTATTTAAACCTTTTGTTGAAGGTATGAAAAGAAGTAATTCAATAACAAAATTAGGTGCTTATCTTGCAATGGAAAGAACAAAACACTTGAAACACGTTTTAACAAAAGGTAAAACAAAAGATAGTTTAGTTGGAAACTTATTTTGTAAAGCAATTCATCCGATTGTATACGCTGCAGGTGTCATAAAAAACTTTAATAAGAGAGGTAGATAATGGCATTAACATCAAAAGGCTATCAACTTAATAAACAGCCAATCGCACAATCGTTTTATATAAATGCTCTTAGTGGAATTTATTGTACAAAAGTAGATCTCTTTTTTCAAGCAAAAGATAGTGCTCTACCAGTACAAGTTCAAATAAGGCCAATGGTTAATGGATTTCCATCATCTAATAAAATAATACCCGGTACAGTAAAAATTAAGCCGGCTACTCAAGTTAATACAACGCACTCAAGCTTACCAACTCTTACACCTACTACATTTGAATTTGATGAACCAGTTTTTCTTCAAGGGCAACAGGATTATGCTTTAGTTGTTATTGCTGATTCTAAAGATTATCAAATATTTGTAGCAGAAATAAATGAATTTCAATTTGGGTCTACAGAAAAAAGAATTAACAAACAACCTGATCTTGGAAGTTTATTTTATTCTCAAAATGGTGTTACATGGACTGCTTCACAAAACCAAGATTTGGCATTTGTAATTCATCAAGCTAAATTTTCAAATACCTCTGCTACAGTTATGTTAAAAAATGCTTCTGTACCTAAAGCAAAACTTAAAGTAGATCCATTTTCCGTAGATTCTGGAGATGCAACTATTGTTACCAGACATATTGGTCACGGTTTACAAGTTAATAACGCAATAGAAATTAGTGGAGCAACTGCAATGGGTGGTATTAGTGCTTCTAGTATAAATGGTAGAAGAACTATAACTAAAGTAGATTTTACAGGATATACATTTGAAGCCGATTCATCTGCAACTTCTAATGCAATTGGTGGTGGTTCAAGCGTTCTTGCTTCAAAAAATATACCATATAGCATAATGTATCCACA